CTCGGTCTCGCTCACGGTTGTACCGTCTCTGAGCGTCAGTTAAATCTTCAAGCGCGCGACGAGTAGCAACAATCGTTGCGATATCAGAATTGACCTCAATGTCAATTACTACGCGCTCTGCTGGCATGGATTCATCTCCGTGTTAAAGGTTATGAATATGAGCGCTCCAGCAGATTAACGGTTTTGTTTCCGTTGTTCCGCTTCCTGTTTTTCTCTATCCGTCTGTATTACTTTAGCACACGCAAGGCGTATGATCCATTCTTCTTCGCTACTGTCAAGGAGTTTTATCGGATCTGTTTTGAAGAGGTCTCCAAGCCTCGCCGCTAAAATTACACGGAAATCGTCCGTTAACTCTCGGAAGACCTCTTCATAGGGTCCAATGCATCAACCTGATCTCCGTAACCAGCAGCCTCAATAATTGCAACCGCTGCGGACTCAACATGAGGCTCTAATCCGAAGAAAGCCAAGACACAGTCAGGATGTGGTCGTGTTGTGTCTGTCATTTGCATAATTTCTGGTGAAGCAAAAGTAACTTCAACACCATTGCCATCAACTGCAACAACATCATTAAGCAGAATACCTGTGGTCGTTGCGGCAATTAGGTTGGTTGAGAACTTCAATGTGTCCATACCACCCTTGCGTTCTTCGCCAGCGTTCTTACGCCAAGACTTTAATTGTTGCTGTGTGATGTTTGGGGAAACACGAATCATGACGCCTGGTCGCTCAGGAATTGGAATGTAAACATCGTCACGACGGACTTTGTCTTTGATTACCTTTTTTAGTTGGTCAAGAACATTGTCAGTGTCTGTGACTTCCTGAGAACTCTTAGATGTTTTTGATGTTTTATTGTCGTCTGAACTGAATGTAATGTTGGTCATAGGCGAAACACTAACACGCCCAACATCGTTAAAATGTAACCCCTAAAAGGATTATTATTGAGGTGTATTCCCTACAGAAACAGTGGCGACACTAAAGGTCAGCGTAAAAGTTGCTGGCGTTCCCGATGTTGCATCACCGTCTGGCTCGGTTAAACCGACAAGCAAAGCCTTTGTGTACTGACGGTCGGCGCCAGGAACAGCAATGTCGCAGTCGAAAAGATGAACATCAATGTCGTAACGAACACGACCGACTACTTGACGCAATGCTTGGATTTTCCCTAGAAACGCAGTATCTGTTGAAACATAACCGGTCAGAGTGATGTCACCAATTTCTGATGGCGCACAAAGCGTCTCAGAGAACAAGTCCCCACCGTGGTAAACCTTTTCTACCGAAGCAGTGATTTCTCCGCCAGCGACCTGAGTGAAATAGTCAGGGAATGTTGGAAGACCTGTTGTGCCCTCTGAAGGCGTGATCCTGCCAACAATTTGGCGTTGTGTAGCAAGATTTTTGAACAGTGTTGGACGAGCCATTTATTCCTCCGTTATGCCAAAGCAGTTGTTAGATTTGACTTGATTAGATCAACTTCAATTTTGTCTCCGACACTTGAAACACGGACACCGATTCTTGCCTTAACTGTTCCTGTTTCAAGGTCAGCGACAGGGTTCAATGAAGCGTCACACTTAATTGTGTAACCGTAATCAATTCGCTTGCCGAGGGAATCAAACCCTTCGTAGAAACCACCTTCAATGCGGATTGGTTCCACAACTGATTGAATGGCGTTGATAATGTTTGCGAACAGTGTTGAACGACCGTCAATCGTTGAGAACACGAGATCCTCAAGACGGTTGTTCGCTTGTGTGACGATGTAGTTGATCGTCTCGCGTGCGGTGATGAAACGCCATTGAGCAACAACTGATGAGTGTGAACGAGCACCGTAGATGCGAACTCGCCCGTTAACTAAACGCAAAGGGTTCACATATGATTCGTCCATCAAATCAGCATCCGCACGGCTAACCGCAAGCGTGATGCCTGTGACAAACCTTGCCTCTGACGCAACACCTGCATAAGCCTTCCATGGACCTGTTGAGTTGTGTGTACGGGCACGAACAGCGGCTACATACGCTTCTGGTGGCAGTTCAACTGTTGCTGAACCCTGTGGGATTGTGACCCAAGGATGATAGAAAGCCATGTATTCGTGCGATGTTGTTCCTGTGTATCCAGTTGAAGCAGAACGAGCCTGTGCCAAAGTGTTTGTTGAAGCGAAACCGCACAAAGCAATACGATTGTTTGCGGCTGCGTGTGTGCGAAGAGCATCATACAAAGCGGAGTCTGAAGAACCTGTAGCGATACCAGGTGCCGCTACAGCGCCTGCGCCAAGTTCTTCGGTGAACAAAGAAATTGCGGAAATAAAATCTGATTTCGCAACAGTGCCATCAGAACCATTTGACGGCGATGAAGATGCTGCAGTTACCAACAAAGTTGCATCAACGGCAGAAGCAGTCAGAGCACAAGTTACATAGTTGGCGGCGGTTGTGTCAGCATTTACTGCGGTGACCAAAGCGTTCAGACCAGTGTAACCAGTTCCTGAGAAAATCGTAGTGCCACTATAAGTGATAGTGACATCAAAACTTGTTGTGTTGTTCGTGACAGCAAAACCTAAACTGTTACCCCAAACACCTTTGCTAACTGCAGTGAAAGTTACACCCGCAGCAGAGGCAGCCCCTACAAGGGCTTTTGTTGCAACGACGCCAGCGGCGGCATTAACTTTAACAAAGTAAGCGCTTACGCCACCTTCTTCAAAGAATGTTTTCATGGAATACCACGAGTAAGAGCCAGTTACATGCTCACCAAATTTTGTTTCAAAATCCGAAAGCGAAGTAACAGGAACGGCTACAGAACCTTTTCCACGCTCCGCTGTACCCAAAAGAAAAAATGTTGCTGCTGGAGCAGTGCCAGTATTTGTTGCACCTGTACGAACTGCTGTTGAGATTGTTACGCCGGGCATCTAGCACCCTCCATTTGAGTTGAAGAAATTTCCGTAAAACGAGTATACATTACTTAAACTGTCTTAACAGAAACATCATTATTTGATGGGACTATTTCTTTTTCATCTTTTTTATTCTCAACCGCAACAACTAGATCTTCTGTGCCCGAACTGAGGGGCGGCTGATCTGTTGTAGGTGAAGACTTCTTTTTTTTTGAATTTTCGTCAGATGGGGCTGAAGATACCTTGCTTAACTGACCCTCCAAGACCTCTAACAGCCCAGCGTCAATAAGAGCAACGATTTCATCGGTTTCTTCAACCCAAGCAGCGGTTTGACCTGTAAGCAAATGCCCTTCTTCGGACACATCAAGATACCCATTGGTCTTATTCCAGACACGAATAGTGCCTTTAGAACCCGCTTTACCGTAACTTGGTTCCATTAGTAAGTTGCTCCCGTATTGCGCATGTTGTAATTTTGTATCTCGTAGCCAGTTATAGCCGCAATTTGATCTCTATAAATAACTTCGTTCAATATCAAATTGTAGCCTAAATAAGCACCTGCTAATACTCGGTCACCTTTAATTAGAGTTAAATCAGAAAACTCCTCAGTAATAGAAGATTCGTCAACCATCACGTCGGCATCAAAAGTGCTGTCATACCGTGTCAAACAAGGCTTATCCATCAAAGCCGACCTAACAACCGTTGTCAACCTATCTCGCATCAATGTGACGGCTTCTGAACCCTCAGTTTTTGTCCAGATATAGGTACGCATATTGTAGGTAACCCTATAAAGGGGGTCACCCTGAATACCTTGCATCATGCGCTCAAAAGGAGAACTAGATAAACATACCGTAATAATGCTCGGCCAGTGGTCAAGAGCGATTGGTTCGTAAGTTAAAAAAAATTCAGGTGTTGGCAACTCATTTGAGTCAAGATTCCAACCAGAACGGTAACGATTTATTCTGTTAGGTAAATCGCTATTCAAATATGTGTTGACGTAATACTTAGCCCACTGTGCGCCGTGCATCAAGTCTGTTACTGGTGTACTCATTTATCGTGTTCTTCCATCTGAAACATAATCTGCTGCCAATATTGCAAGACGTTCAGCAAATTGTTTTGGTTCGTAAACAATCTGTCGTTTAGGCATCTTACTCGTTCCGTATTGGTGGAATTTTGCATACTCTAAATTCGTACCAAAAGTTGCTGATCTCAATCTAATGCTGTTGGCGGGACCGTTTAGGGATCGCAATTCCCTGAAAAGTTTTCCAGATGCCACCATAATTGGGGCGCCCGGAAACTTGGTTGCTTTCCATGCTGCATAACGAGGCTTAAGAGGAGACCATCCACCAACCGGTAAACCGTTTCGTGCGAAGTTTTCTGCGTTTGCTTTTTCTAGTTCTCTTTTAGCCCACCGAAAAACAGGACGAAAATCTTTAGAACGGCGCTCCATAGCGTTCATTCTTGCTATAGCCGCTCGAGCATCTACCTTGATTCTGATTCTTAAATCACCAGGCACGATTTATCCGATCCTATTTCTGCGCCACCGTTTCACAGCCATCAATTCTTTTTCCAAGAAACCCGTTTCCTGTAAGGCAACTTCACGAGCACCAAGATCCTTGATACCCACAACATCATCGTGCATGTTTTGTACTTCGCGAGCCGCAGCGCGAAGAATCATTAACTTAAACATTTTTATTCCGTCGCCAGCCAAACCAGCCGTGTAAGTCACGGTCACATTGTCGTTGGCGTACCCACGGTAATAATCAATGCCATATGTGCGAACTGTGTAGTCATAACCGTATGCATTTGCGGTACCTGCTTGAGCGTAGGTACCTGCTGTAAGACCACTCTGAACAACAGTGAACGTATTGGTCGCAACAGCAGTAATCACCTTTGAAGTTAAATTCAATGCGCTGCTAGACATCCCTGTTATGGACACTGTTTGACCAACAGTCATACCGTGATTAGAAGCAGTGTAGACAACATTGGAACCCGACACTGTTGCTGAACTAACTGTTGCTTGCCTCTTTAGCGCTTCACCTAAGGTTTGTTGAACTTCTGAAAGATTTTTGACGGTAACGCTTTGAACAGAGATGACAGGGGAGTTCCTCAAATAAATTGTTGGAGGGGGTGTGCCGTAGGTAATAATTCCGACAGGGTCAATATCCGTGGAATTATAAACATCATTGAAAAGACTTGAGCCCATAGGTAGACCAACATGATCCGAATCAAGAACATGTGTTTCCACGAATGACGAAACCTCAATCGGCCTACGCAAATATGTTTCCAACTCGCTTTGAAGACCGTCAATAACAAATTGGGCAGCGTCTTCTTGCCTGTTAGAAAAACTTATATCCATGTAAGTCTTTAGATCAGATACCGTCACTAAAGCCATCGGTTACCTCCGATTGTTAGCGACGACGACGAGTACGACGTCTTTCAA